AAGTGCGATTCCGCCGCCTGCGTCAATTTCAACATTGGTTTCGACTGGATCGAGGCGCACGGAGTCGAACTTGACGCCGCTATCGACGCCGCCCGCGCGCAGGAGCCGCAGGCATGAGCGTCGAGCAGACACTGGCCGAGCGCGGCGCGCGGTACGGCGATTTCAGCGAGCACGCGGAGATCGCACAGGGGCTGCAAGTCGTGATGCAGCAGACAGTCGGCTGGGCATCCCTGCCGGCGACGCACCGGCAGGCGCTGACCGTGATCGCTGACAAGATCGCGCGCGTGCTGAGCGGGGATCACGACTACGCCGACAACTGGCACGACATTCAAGGCTATGCGCGACTAGTGGAAGAGCGGCTGCCAAAGGATCCGGCATGAAGCGCCTGTTCGTGATGCGGCACGACAACCCGCAGCGGCTGGTCATCGCCGACCGCGCGATTGCCGAGCTGCTGGAGCGGGTGGGGGCAGGCCAGGACACCGAAGTCGAGATCCGCGAGCCGCGCCGGACGCTGGATGCCAATGCGGCAATGTGGTCCACGCTGGGCGACATCGCAAAGCAGCTGGACTGGCCGCACACCGACGCCGGCGGAAAGATCGTCATCGGGAAGATGCCGGCGGAGAGCTGGAAAGCGGTTCTGACCGCGGCGTTTGAGCAGCAGGTTCGGCAGGCGCAGGGACTGGACGGCGGCATGGTCATGCTCGGCGCCCGCACGTCGCAGTACAGCCGCAAGAAGATGGGTGAGTTCATCGAGTTCGTCCACGCGGAAGGATCGCAGCGCGGGGTGATCTGGTCGGCGAAGGCCGAGGAAGAGCTGGCGACGTGGGCGCCGGTGCGGAGGGTTGCATGACCCGCTCCCGAAACATCCTGCCGCCACGCTTGAAGTGGACGCCAGAGATGGATGCCCGCCTGCGCGAGCTGTACCCGCACGCGCGCACCGACGACGTAGCCGAGCAGATGGGCCTCCGCGTGTCGCAGATCAACGCGCGGGCCTTCCTGCTGCGCTTGCTCAAGTCGCGCGAGTACCTCGCAAGCGAGCAATCGGGCCGCCGTCGCATCGGTAGTGCGCCGAACGCCGGCACCTTCAAGCCGGGCCATGCGACGTGGAACAAGGGCATGAGCTACGCCGCTGGCGGGCGCTCTGTCGAGACGCAATTTAAACCTGGGCAGCGATCAGGACGCGCGGCCGTTTTGTGGCGACCCGTGGGTCATGAGCGCGTCGTGAGCGGCACCCTGCAGCGGAAGGTTTCGGATACGGGGCGCACGACGCGCGACTACAAGAGCGTGCATTCGATCGTATGGGAAGCCGCGCACGGCCCGATTCCCTCCGGCCACGTCGTGATCTTCAGGCCCGGCACGGCGACGACGAAATCGGCAGAAATCACGCTCGACAAGCTTGAGCTGGTGAGCCGCGCCGAGCTGATGCGTCGCAATTCCAGGCACACCCGATACCCGAAAGAACTAAGCAACCTGATGCAGCTCAAAGGCGTGCTTACCCGCAAGATCAACCAGAGGATCAAAGAAAATGAACATCAATGACGTGCGCGATTTCCTCGGCAAGGCCATCAAAGAAGTGGCGAATTCGGACGCGACCCAGGAAGAAATGGCGCTGACGATCGAGCGCGCAAAGACTACTTGCGGGCTTGTCGGGCAGTACGTGCAGGTCGCAAAGATCGGGCTTGATGCAGTCCGCGTGTATTCGGATACGGGCATGCTGCCGGAGGGCATCGAAGCGCCAGTGCAGCCGAAGCCGGCACTGCGGGCCATCGGCTGATGCGCACGAAGAACGCGAAAAACCTGACGGCTGCCGAGCACGAGCACCTGCATTCGGTGAAGACGCTCGACTGCAGTGTGTGCGATGCACCAGGGCCCAGCGACGCGCACCACATCAATCAGGGCCAGCACTTCACCGCGGTAGCGCTGTGCAAGGACTGCCACCAAGGCAGCGAAAACGGCTGGCATGGCCGCAAAACCATGTGGCGCGTTATGAAGATGGACGAGCTCGCCGCTCTCAACGTCACGCTGCGCCGGCTCAGTGAAAGGAGGTCTGCATGAGCTATCCACACGGGCGCAGGCGGCGCGGCAGGCCCAGCGCGCTGGCCGCAATGAACATCAGGGTTTCCGACATCGAGGACGTGGCCGAAGCGATCAAGCTGCGAATCCTCGCATCTGGCGGGACGTGGGAGATCAGCGTGGGGCCTGACGGCGCTGTCTACGATGACAATCTCGGCTCCTCCGGGCTGGGCCGCCCGCTGCCGGAAAGCTGGCTTGTCGGGACTTATACAAAAACGGCGCGGGTATCGATGATCGAAGAGGATCTGATGATCCGGCTGCGCGAGATCGAAAGGGCCGGTGCGCGATGAGTGCAGAAGATGCGATTTACGCAGAGCTGAAGGCCACGGCCAAGGAGATCCAGGCGCAGGCCGACCGGGCGCAATCTGAAGCGGCGCGTCTGCAGCGGCTGGCCGACCGGGCGCGAAAGCAGATGAAGAAGATGCGGAGGCCGCCCGATGCGTGAGCTGATCCTGCCTTGGCCGCACAAGGATCTGTCCCCGAATGGGCGCGTGCACTGGGCGCGCAAGGCCAAGGCCGCGAAGGCTGCACGGTATCAGGCCGGACTGGCCGCGATCTCCGCCGGCTGGCAAGGGGTCGCGCTTCCGGCCGGGCGCGTGCATCTGCATATCGACTTCTACCCGCCGACGCGGATGCGGCCGGACGACGACAACATGCTGGCCCGGTTCAAGCCGGCCCGGGACGGGATTGCAGATGCCCTTGGCATCGATGACAAGCGGTTTCAGAGCCACCCCTGCGTGCACGATGAAGTACGCAAGGGCGGGCAGGTGGTGGTTCGGATCACAGTGAGGGAGGACACCGATGGCTGACGTGCGAGAGATGCTGGCGAGGCTCAATCCGACGACGGTGAAATTTGACGTGGGCAAGGGTGGCGGAATGCCGGAACTGACCAATATCGACATTGCCGGAGCGCTCGGGATGGTTCCAGCTGGGCTTGGGCGTGACCTGCTGGTGCTGCTGCACGGCCCCGACCCGACGATGGCCGGCCTATCCGCCGTCTTCGAGGGGATGTGCAGGATGGTTATGGACGAGTCCCACCGGCGCATGACGGCGCTGAGTGAGGCGAAACTGGCGTGGGGGCTGGCGCACTCGCTGGCGACATTCCACGGCGACAAGGCAAAAGAGACGCGCCGGAACAACGAAATACTGAAAGCCAGGGTGGCCGTGGCCCGCGACATGCTGTGGCCCGATAGCCTGCAGGAGCGCGCCCCGGCTATCGCCACAATCGTTATCGGCTATATGAAGGGTGAGCGACTTAGCGGGCGCGAGAAGGCGGCGCGGCTCAAGTTCGATGAATCGAGCTATCGAGAGCGGTGGCATGCGATCGTCGAGTGGGCGATTACGCAGGCCGTCGAGGCCGAGCAGGCCGCAGCGGCTGAGTTGAAGAAGGCGCTTAGCCGGGCTGCATAGTGCGGGGTGGCATCCCCGCACGGGATGGCGTAATTTCCTATCATCGCGTGCGCATCATGCCCCGGCACTGCGCACAGCTCACAACGGCCCGCTCACTGCGGGCTTTTTCTTTGCCCGCTCCCCGATCCGGATCAACCCTCGCGCCCAGCCGGCAGCGGGGCGGGCGACCACAAGAGCAGCTGTTTCCAAAATGGAAATAGCTGAAAACAGCGGACCTCCCATGCGGCGGCACCGTATCCGGCCTTGCTTTGCAGGGCCAGCCTACAGGGGGCTTGATTTGGATCTCGACTACATCGTCAACCGGGTAGTCGGCCCCGGCCTTGCCTTGCTCCCGACGAAGATGGACACGGATAAGGCCCGGCTGATGCTGCTGGCTATCGGGCTTCAGGAGTCACGCTTCGAGCATCGCCGGCAGATCGGCGGGCCAGCTCGCGGGTTCTGGCAGTTCGAGAAGGGCGGCGGCGTGCGTGGCGTGCTGACGCACCAGGCAACGAAATGGATCGCTATTGACGTGTGCCGGGAGCGGGGTGTCGAGCCGACTGAATCGGCGGTCTATGCGGCGCTGGAGAAAGATGATCTTCTCGCTTGCGCCTTCGCACGGCTACTGCTCTACAGCGATCCTCGCCCGCTCCCGGCACCCGGTTACGTCGCTGCGGCATGGGACTACTACATCCGCAACTGGCGCCCCGGCAAGCCGCATCGTCACACATGGGACGCGCTGTACGCGCAGGCTTGGGAGGCCGTCGCATGATCGACTGGCAAGCAATAGGGACGGCCATCGGCGGCCTGCTGGTCGGTGCCGGTGGTGTCGGGCTGTGGTGGCGCCGGCAGGTGGTGGAGAGTGTGCGGCAAGGGGCCGAAGTGGACGTGATCACGCTGATGCGAGATGAGATCGCACGGCTGGGTGCCCGGGTCGGCTCACTTGAAGCGCGCGAGGGCCGGATGATCCGGCACATCTACAGGCTGGAAGGCCTGATGCGGGCAAAAGACATCGAGCCGCCGCCTTTCGACATCGATAGCGACTCGATCAAAGTCGGGGGTACTGAGTGATCACCCGCGCCCACATCCTCGCCGGCATCGGCCTGTTCCTGCTGGGCTGTCTGGTTGGCCGTGAGTGGCGCGACCGCTCCGCCGATCTGGCCGAGAGCCGGCAGGGAGTGAAGCAGCTGGCCGGGCAGGTCGACGCGGTGCAGGGCGCACGGCAGGCAGAACAAGCACAAGGCCAGGCACTGGCCGGCATCGGAGCCAAGCATGAAGAAGATCGTATGGCGGCCGAGACCGTCCCTGCTGCTGTTGTGGCTGACCTGCGCGCTGGCAATGTCCGGCTGCGGAAAGAGTGGGCCGGCTGTGAGACCCGACTACTGTCCGAAGCCGTCGCCAGCGCCGTCGAACGTGATGCGCTCACCCAGCGCAGAGAGCAGCTTGCGGGCGAGATTGTTCGAATCGGCCGAGACGCCGACGACCACGTCCGGGCGTGCCAGGCCGTGATTTCTGAATATCTGAACTAGAGAGGACTGGAAATGGCAGGCCGCAAGCCCGGAACGCCGAAAACGGGTGGCCGGAAGAAGGGCGTGCCGAACAAGGTCAATGCCGAATTCCGGGAGACTGTCCGGCAGCTGCTGGAGGACAACAGCAAGAACGTGGGGCGCTGGTTGACGCTTGTCGCCGAGGGCGATGGCACAGACGCGTGCAAGCCTGATCCCGGAAAAGCACTCGACTTGCTCGCAAAGCTGGCCGAGTTTGCCGCACCGAAGCTCAGCCGAACCGAACACACTGGCCCCGATGGTGGGCCGGTACAGACCGTCACAAAGATCAAGCTGGCTGACCTGGAATGACCGAGCTGACAATCCGGCTGCCGCCCAAGCTGCGGCCGGTGTTCCTCGGCAGGGCCGACGTTCGCGGCGCCTACGGTGGGCGCGGCTCGGGCAAGACGCGCAGCTTTGCCAAGATGGCGGCTGTGCAGGGCATGCGCTACGGCCAGGCCGGCATCAAGGGCCAGATCCTGTGCGCCCGCCAGTTCATGAACTCCCTGGACGATTCGTCCTTGGAGGAAGTGAAGCGCGCCATCGAGAGTGAGCCGGCGCTCGCTG